TGGCACATTAGAAGCAGATGCTATAACAGTTAATGGTACAACTCTAGCTGAAACTATTTCAGATACAGTTGGTGCTATGGTTAGTTCTAATACAGAAACTGGCATAGCAGTAACTTATGATGATAGTGATAATACACTAGACTTTGTAATTGGTGCAGATGTTATTGTAAACTCTATGATAGCAGATGATGCTATTGATTCAGCTCAAATAGCAGACGGTAGTATTGATACTGCACATATTGCAGACGACCAAGTTACAGGTGCTAAGTTATCTAACGATGTTACTATTGCAAATGATTTAACAGTATCAGGAGATTTAGTAGTTACAGGTAGTACAACCCAAACAGGTAGTATAGTATCTAACTCTAATTTTCAATCACTAGCTAATAATAATAGTGGTAACGCTACAGACTTTGGTTTATTTGGTAAATATGTAGAATCTAGTACAACTAAATATGCTGGTCTTTTCTTTGATGCTTCTACTGATAATACTTTTAGATTATTTGTAGATACACAAACAGAGCCTAGTACAACTGTTAATACAGGAGCAACTGGTTATGCTGCTGGAACACTTATAGCTGGAGAAGTTTCAATGACTACTCTAGATATAGGAGGAACAGACGTAACAGCTACAGCAGCAGAATTAAACTTTAGTGATGGAGTAACTTCCAACATACAAACCCAGCTTGATACAAAAGCTACAACGGGTAAAGCTATTGCTATGGCTTTAGTCTTTGGATAATATAGGAGAATAAAATGGCAAACCCAAACCTAGTAGCAGTAACTTCGATATACGGAAATAGTATAAACGGAGCTTTAACTACTACTACTACAACTGATTTATTAACTTGTGCAAGTAACAAGTTATTAAAAGTAAATACTATTATTGTTGCAAATATTGATGGTACAAACTCTGCAACTGTAACAATGGGAGTTATTAAAAGTGGTGGCTCAGTAGTTTTATTTGCATCTACTGTTGCTGTTCCAGCAGATTCAACTCTTGTTTTATTAGATAAAAACTCAAGTATTTATCTTGAAGAAGGAGATATTTTAGAAGGTGGTGCAAGTGCTAACTCAGATTTAACTTACACTATTAGTTACGAAGAATTAGACGACGCTTAAGGAGATATTTAAGTATGGCTCACTTTGCAGAACTTAACTCAAGTAATAAAGTACTACGAGTAATAGTAATATCCAACGAGGATGTAGATGCTAACGGTGGCGAGTTGAGCACAGAAGCAGAAACTTTTGTAGCTTCTATTGTCCCACATTTAGAAAGTGGCGTTGCTTGGAAACAAACTTCTTATAACAATAATTTTAGAAAACAATACTGTGGTATTGATTATATTTATGATAGCTCTAAAGATAAATTTTTACAACCTCAACAATTTTCATCTTGGTCTTTAGATTCAAATGACGATTGGCAACCACCTGTAACTTTTCCAAATACAGTTGATATAGGTGGTCTTAGAGCTAACGCAACATGGGATGAAGCTAACTTAAGATGGATAGGTAAAACATTTAACGATAGTACTGACCCAGTAACAGAAACTGATTACGTTTGGGATGCTACTAATTTACAATGGAACGAGGTTTAATAATATGTCTATTACAAGAAATCAAAGAAGTCAATTAATTGGAGCAGACCATGAGCCAGTTTTTTCAGCAAAAGTAACATCTTTTAATAGCAGTACAAACTATGCAGTACCTTCTAAAACAACCTCAGTAACTTATTTAGTAGTTGCTGGTGGTGGAGCAGGAGGTTTTTTTGGCGGAGGTGGAGGAGCTGGTGGTTACAGGTCATCTACACCCGGCGAAGCATCTGGTGGTGGAGCTTCCGCAGAATCAGCTTTAACTGTTACCGCAGGCTCAACAGTACCTGTTGTAGTTGGAGCAGGAGGAGTTGCTACAGGAGCTCATGGATATTGGGACCCCGGAGCAGATTCTAGTTTTGGTCCTATAACCTCTGAAGGAGGAGGTTCAGGTGGAAATAGATATGCTTATATTGGACCAGCATCAGGAAACCCTGCAGGTGGTAGTCAGCTTGGACAAGATGGAGGATCAGGCGGAGGTTCTGGTATTTGGTATGGTGTTGGTGATAAACCTGACGGAACTGCTGCAGGTGCAGGAACAGCTAATCAAGGTTATCCAGCTGGAGGTTCTAGAAGTCCAGCATCAAACTATGGTTGTGCTGTAGGTGGTGGTGGAGCAGGTGAAGCTGGTCAAAAAGGAAACCCTGATAATGTTATCGGAGGTAGAGGTGGACAAGGTGTAGCATCTTCTATTACAGGTTCTCCAGTAGCTAGAGCAGACGGTGGTGGAGGAGCAGCAGGTGATAGCAATCTTTCAGCTCCTAATGACAAAGGAGGAGCTCCTGGACCAGGAGGAACTGGCGGAACAGGATATGGAAGCGGCTCTGCATCTGATTTGGCATCAACTGCTGGTGCCACTAATAAAGGTGGCGGAGGTGGTGGTGGTGCTTATGGTCCTGCATCTTCGTCAAGAATGGGTGGCAATGGTGGTTCAGGATTTGTTGCTGTTAATGACCCAAATGGTAATTTTAGTGCATCAAGTGTTTGGAATTTAAGAAGAGTATTTGAATTAAAAAAAGAAGGCGATTGGATTTAACTTAGCCTATTAATGGAATTATATTTTTGTATAAGTTTACAACGTGCAGGTAATACTTTACTTGGTAGTATTTTAAATCAAAATACAGATATAACTTTTACAGCTAATAGTCCTCTTACTGAAATTATTTACCAGCTTGATTTAATTAAAAATCAAAAAGATTTAAGATTATCTCAACACCAAAACTTTCCTCATAATGAGTCTTTAGACAATGTTATTAGGAAAACTTTTTATACTTATTCTGAAACATTTAAAACAAAATATGTTATTAATAGGTCAAATTGGTGGTCAGATGGTAACCTTGAATTATTAGAAAAGTATTTTGATAAAAAGATTAAATTTTTAATTTTGTATAGAAACCCTTTAGAGTGTTTAGCTTCGTTATTAAAAGCATATAAAGTTAAAAAAGAAAATCTTGAAATGGATGCAGATTATTATATGAATCCAGAAACAGGTGTTTTAGGAAATGCTATTAAACAAATTGATTTAGTACAAAAAAATTATGAACATTTGTTTATTACATATGACCAGCTAATTGCTAACCCACAAAGTACAGTTAATAGTGTTTATGATTTTTTTAATATACCTAAGTTTGAACATAATTTTAAAAACTTAAAACAATTTGAAATACAAGGTATAAAATATGATGATTCTATTTTTGGTGATGTAGATTTACATACAATAAGAACAGATAAGATAGAAAAGAAAACATATCCAATAGAAGATTTTTTACTTCCTTCTGTTATAGAAAAGTATAAAAACATAGGAAAAGAGTATGAATCTTAAATGGTATTATTGGTATTTTAAATCTGCCATACCAGAAAGAATATGTGACGATATAGTACGTTATGGTAAAGAACAAGATAAAGAGATAGCTACTACAGGAAGCAATAATAAAAACGAACTTACAGAATTACAATTAAAAAACATTCAAAAGAAACGAAAGTCTGATGTAGTATGGATGTCTGATAGATGGATATATAAAGAAATACAACCTTACATACATCAAGCAAATGCTAGTGCTGGTTGGAATTTTGAATGGGACTGGTCAGAAGCTTGTCAATTTACTGAGTATAAAAAAGGACAGTTTTATGATTGGCATTGTGATTCATACGAAGAACTTTATAACCAACCAGATAATCAGAATACACATGGTAAGTTAAGAAAACTTAGTATGACTGTATCACTTACTGACCCTGAAGAATATGAAGGTGGAGATTTAGAGTTTGATTTTAGAAATACAGACGAAGGCTCACAACCAAGAATATGTGAAGAAGTTAGAAAAAAAGGAAGTGTAATTGTTTTTCCTTCTTTTGTTTGGCATAGAGTTAAACCTGTAACAAAAGGAACACGACACTCTTTAGTGTGTTGGAATTTAGGATATCCATTTAAATGATTACTTATTTAAAAAATCCTATAACTAAAGAATATAAAAATTTAAAAGAATTAGTATTAGGTCCTTATCTTCATTGGTTTTATCTTGACAAAACAACAAACTCTAAAAATAAAGATTTGAGTTTTTTTAGTCATAATCTTTTAAGTAGGCAAGTGCATGAAATAGAAGGTAACAAAGTTCCTGCCATACCTGTAAGTACTTCTCCTTATTTTGAAAAATGTTATTTTATACTTAAAGAAATACTAGATTACAATAATATAAGTTTTGAAGTTATGTATCGGATGAACATAAACTTAACATTACATAGTGAGATTAAAGAAAGCATACCTCACACAGATTTAAACTTGCCACATAAAGTTGTTATAGTTTATTTAAATGAATTTACAAAAGGTAGAACAATAGTTTTAAAAGAAGATAAACAAAAATTTTATTCAAATACAAAAGAAGATAATGTAATTATGTTTGACGGTAAGTTGGCACATTATCAAGAATCTCCTGACATATATGATAAAAGAATAGTCATGGTTGCAAACTTTCAATAGGAGTTGTAAATGAGTTTTAAAAAAAATAAATATCAAGTAATTAAAGGTGCAATATCAAAAGAACTAGCAGATTTTTGTTATCAATACTTTTTAAATAAAAGAGCAGTAGCGAGATATTTGTTTGATGAAAAATATATTTCACAGTTTACTGACTACTTTGGAGTTTGGAATGACTCACAAATACCTGAAACTTATTCACATTATAGTGATATAGTTATGGAAACTTTATTGCAAAAAGTAAAGCCTGTAATGGAAGAACAATCAGAAGTTAAACTTATTGAAACATATTCATATGCTAGAATTTATAAAAAAGGTGATGAGTTAAAAAAACACAAAGATAGATACTCATGTGAAATATCTACTACTTTAAATTTAGGTGGTGATAATTGGTCAATATATTTAGAACCTGATATTGAAATAAATTTAAACCAAGGGGATATGTTAATGTATCGTGGTTGTGATGTAGAACATTGGAGAAAACCTTTTGAAGGTAAAAATTGTGGACAAGTATTTTTACACTACAACGATGCAAGTAGTAAAGATGCTAAACAAAATAAATTTGATGGTAGACCTATGATTGGTTTACCTGCTTATTTTAAACAATGAACTTTATAGGCGAATATCAAATAAGTGAAGAAGCTGTTGATGAACTAATTAATTATTGGAACGTTAATAAAGCTAACGCAGAAGATGGTAGAGTGGGTAATGGTAAGTTAGATGAGAAAGTAAAAAAATCATTAGAGATAATGATAGCTCCAGAAGATTTAGCAAACCTTTTATATAAAGATGAATTATTAAAGTGTCTAAAACAATACACTTCAAAATATAAATTTGCAGATGATGTAGAGTTTTATGGTATTAATCACCGTCCTAAAATACAATATTATGATAAAGGATGGGGTTTTTATAAATGGCATATAGAAAACGATGGTAATCCTAGGGTTATAAATAGACACTTAGTTTTTAGCACATATTTAAATGATGTTGAAAATGGAGGAACAAAGTTTTTATATCAAGACTGTATTACAAAAGCTAGAAAAGGTTCAACAATTATTTTTCCTGCAGGTTGGACTCATGCTCATAAAGGACAGATATCTGAGAACCAAGAAAAATATATTATTACAGGTTGGTTTAATTTTTTAGAGACGTAAAATAAAAACAAATATTTTAAAAAGGAAGTTAAAATGGAAATGATATCACCTTACATTCTTTGGAATGTTTTAATAACTTTAGTGTTAGCTCCAATCTGGTTTCAGATTAGACAAAACACTTCAGAGCTTAAAAGACAAGACATACTTATTAATAAGACACGTGAAGAGATTGCAAAAGAGT